CCTGACGCATTATTCAATGGGCATGCATTAGAAACTGTAATAACCAGCTGTATACCGGAAGTACACGACGTTAAGAATCTACTACAGCCTGATTTAGACGCATTGTTTGTTGGCATTAAATCTGCATCTAATAATGGAAAATACGAAATTACTCGCATATGCGAAAAATGTCGTCACGAAAATACATTTGAGATGCAATGTAATCACCTCATTGACAGTATGACTTATGTAGAAGATAGCGATGCTGTTGTAAACATAGACAGTGATATCAGAGTATATGTGAAACCATATACATTTGAAATGCGTAGTTTATTAATTCAACGTCAGCTAGAAGAACGTAAAGTACTAAGTGCCATAGATAATGATACAGAATCAACCGACAGTCTAGTAAAAGCAGATGTTTTTGCGAGAAGTGTAGAAAAAATGTCTAGATTAACATTCAGGTTAATAGCAGATTCTGTCACTAAGATAGAAATATTAGGTAAAGATCAATTATCTGTTACCGATAAAGATCACATAGCAGAATGGCTTACAAATGTTAACAAACGTATATCAGATGCAATTATTTCAGCAGTCGCTGCATTAAACGATTTAGGACCACCTAAAACTACAAATGCACAGTGCCAAAATTGCGATCATACATGGACGGAGGCGTTGAATTTCGATCCTGCGCTTTTTTTCTCTCGACAGTGATGACCGCTAGCCCTGAGCAGATATATGAAATGTTATCAGTTCTTAAATCTAACAGGGAAATCATAGATACTGACATTGGTAATTTAGTATATTACATGAATGGGGGTCTTGATTATAACGATGCGTGGTTGCTTACAGTGGATCAAAGACGTAGTTTGATGACTGTGATACAAAAGCACTTTGATGCTATGAATCCCAAGAAGGGATCTATGTTATAATTCTTTTTGGATTGTCTAATCCTGAGTATCTGTGCTGAGCGTAAACGCTCATCAGTTAAATGCTATCGCATTTAACATTTTCTTTAATTATTAAGTTCTTATGTATTTCTGGTAGATTTGTGTTCATATCACTCCCTTTACAGGGGAGTAAAATGAAAAGGTCTTTCTGGTTAGAATGACGATCATGCCCTTTCATCCTTGCCTTGCGGGCAGCTGGCGGAGTACCTAATTCCAGCTTGCGGATGCGATCCTCTGAGGAGTCTATACCTCAATACTCGGTTATGGGTGTTTACCCAAGCTACAGTAAAGTCAAACGGCCAGACCATTACTGCATTACAGAAAGCCAGTCAGACGGCTACTGTAATCCTTTTTCTGATTTTTTCGGCCAGGGCTGTGCAGTAGAATCCCTGTAACAGTGAGTGTGATAACCTTGCCGTTATCCTTTCACTGGGTGGTGACACCACCATTATAGAGCCAATATAAATGCAATAGTAGAGTAGAATTTTGGGATTTGAAAAGTAAGAACTGTTAGCTTACTTTGGGCTTGATGATCTGATAAGTTCTTGTTCAATAATTTGAGATAGCTTTGAGCGGTCTTCTGTGATCATTAATGTGCCAACAACTGACCATAGAGCAATACGTTGCTCGTCAGTTAATTCTTTGTATTTTTTATCTAGTATTTTATGGAATTCAGTTTTCATATTATAGCATGGACCGGCAATAGTACCGTAGTTAACCATCGCTGGTCGACGTTGCCATGGACTTTTCTTAACTACTGCCGGAGCAGGAGTAGTTGCAGCAGTTGCAGTTTTTGCTTCTGCTGGAAACCAGTGCTTAGCTGGCGCTTCTTCAGTTACGGCAACTGTTGACTTGCTGGTTGTTTTCTTAATGGCCAATGTTGTTCTCCGTTGCTGTTAATATAGCATTGCTTGTGATAGGTATGTCTGTCAAGTTAACTGTGTCGTCTAAGAAAAAATGATTGTCTGGCTGAGCTAGATAGTCATCTAACGTATGCATATAGTAGTCCTTGTATCTATTATGATACTTTCCCGTAATTGGCTGTTTAAGAAAAGCAATGATATCTACATTGTTGTATTTAACAATTAGTACCATTTCTTTACTACTGGCAGCAGCATCTTGTTCTGCTTGACCCAACCATGTATCCCATTGAGATACTGTGTGTTTTATCCAGCTTTGTACACTGGGAGGTGATTTGTAGTGTTTACATTCTATACTATATGCGAAATTCCTAGGACAAATAAGATCGCCAAACACTGCATAATCCATACTGTATTCTTCAGTTCTAGTTTTGTTGGAACCTCCAAAAAAACTGCCAGAATCTGGATTGCGTCTAAAACCTGATTTTACTCCAAGTCGCGATTCAAATCTAGCACTTAGCAAATTGGCTATTTTTCTTTCGAACGTATTGCCTTTTGCTTTACCATTTACTACCATTAATACAACCTCACTATGTATTATATAGCACTCTCATGGTCGAAACTAAATGACGTGAATGAATTTTCTTTTATAACACTTAGTACGTTGCTTACTCTTGTGATTAGTTCTTCTCTATGGCTAATAACAAATATATTTTTATTGCGTTCTCGATCCATCTTTTTAAGAACTGCAACAGAACATTCAAGTCCTGCTGGATCTAATCCGCTATCTAACAGTTCGTCTATAAACAACAAGTTGATAGCTTGATTGGTATTTTCAAATATATCTCTAAAACTCCAACTGAGTCCCAGTATCAATCGTGTACGTTCACCTCTGCTGAGATTGTCAAAGTCCAAGTCTTGTCCTAGCAAACTGATTTCAGTGGTAAGATCGTTCAGGAATTTTATGTTGTGTGGCAATCCCAACTTGTCTAAGTAATCGTTAAGCCTGCTGTTGAGATATGACAGGTTTTGATCAATGATACGCTTGCGAATAAAGCTATCCTTATTGGTCAGCAACCGCAGCAAGAACTCTTGATGTTCTCTTGCTTTGTTAATTGAGTTTAATTCATCATAACTTACAGGCTGTACAGTGTTTTGCAAACTGTCAACTTGATCCAAATAGGGATTTGTTAAATTACGCTCGCGTAATAGATCTTTGTGTAGTGAATCTACAGTGTTTTTGTGATTGAGTGCTTCTTTGAGAGTTGGATAAAATACATTGGGTTTTGTCATACTTTCAAACACAGGTAACATGCTATCAAGTTGTACAGTTAAATCTTCTACATCTTTACGTTCTACGCCAATTTGTGTATCAAGATTGCCGATACGTAGCTCTAACTCACCTACAATATCTGCATGAGTATGACCTTTAATGCCACTGCCGCACATTGGACATTCTTGTCCTTGTGCTTTGGAATACTGGCTAATAAGTGCATTTAGTTGTGTGTCTAGTTGACTGATATGCCTATTCTTTACAGCAATATCTTTATTGTACTGTGCGATACCGGCGCTGAGTTCTCTATAAATCTCTACATCGTTGTGTGCAGCAAGTTCTTTATCAATGTCAAGTGTTTCTAATTGCTGAATAGCAAGTTCTAAATCACTGATGTCACGTTCATGCTTTATGTCCCAGTTATTAATACGAGTCTGCAAGTCTGCAACTGTCTTTTCAATTTTCTCATTGGCAGTTTTTACAGTTCTAATCCTAAATTCTTCTTGATCTGCTTGTAGTTTTGTAGCTTTAATAAGCTCTCTGAGATTTTCAGCTTTTTGGCTAAGCATAGTAATGCCTAGCAGCTCTTCGATTATTTCTCGTTGTTTGCCAGCACCCATTGCTAAAAATGGTTCTGTGTAGGTGTTAAGTGCTACAATGTGTTTAAACAGTGTATGGCTCATGCCAATTACACGATTGATAGCCGGCTGTGTATCACGCGAATCGCCTTGTGCTTCATCAGTTGCATCTTCGCCGGCATTGTTTTTATTATCAACCATCCAACGAAAAAACTGAGGTTTGCGACCACGTTCTATTCTGTGTGTATGCCCATTAACTTCGAATTCGATACTAACAGCCATATTTTTGCCGTTGATCTTGTTTACAAGGTTATCTTTTTTAATGTTAGTAAGTGCATCACCGTACAACCCGTAACTGATAGCTTGTAAAATTGTACTTTTACCTACACCATTACGCGAACCATTACCTCCCAAGTCCAAGTTGTCGCCTAGCACAAGCGTAAGACCATTACGGTCTAGTTCTACTACTTGAGTAACAGCACCAACAGACAGGAAGTTTTTAAGTGATATGTTTTTAATTTTTAACATGCTTAAATGCTCTGATAAATTTCTACTAATTGCTGCTTGTTAATTGTATTGCTTTCTATACTTTGCAAGTGACTGATTACAATCGTATCAACACTTTCGAAATTGATATTTGCATCATCTAATTGTGTGGTCTCATCTATTTTTGTAACTTGCAATGATACTTCTCTGGCATTCATTTCAGTTTCAATTAGTTCTTTAACAAAGTTTGCTTCTTCATGTGTTATATCTATATCTACTGCAATACGTGCAAACGTGTTGTTGTCTACAAACTTGGCAGGATCATCTAGCAGTTGACTCATGTTTAGTGTACGGTACTTGGGAGCACCTGGCCATGCAATAAACTTGGGATCATTGCCTGGTGTCCACAACATTGCACCTCGCTCGTCGTCCCATGCATCTGCATAGTCATGCGGAAAGCAGTTACCTGTATACCAAATCTTGCCTTTGTTTTGACGCTTGTGGAAGTGTCCACTAAACACTTGCGTTTGATTAACAAAGTGTGTTTCGTTCAACTGTCCATGATCCGGCATTTCTACCATTGCATTCATTTTGAATCGCGGCAATTCAAAGTGACCGAACATATACGGTGATTTAATCTTCTGCACCTTTTTCCAGTCATCACCGACCATCCAGGGCACAAAGCTGACACCGTCAACTTCTGTCATAGTATCCATAAGATGAATGTTGGGATATTCGGTAATGTAAGGTATGCTGTGTATTTCATTCTTGTCACGATAAAACTGATCATGGTTGCCAAGAAGAAACCACACATGGTCAAAGTAGCTGTTTAGCAACTTGAGACCGCTTACTGAATAATTCAACGTGCTTACGTTGATGGTACTGCGCACATGATGATAATCTCCTAAAAATATACAGTTCTTGATATTGCGTTCTTCGGCTTGCTCTATCATCCATTTGATGAAACGTTCACAACTGTCATTGTGATCTCTTGAATTATTACGCATACCGTAATGTATATCACCAAAAACCATTGTATTTGAAAAGTCTACAGATTTTTTCATCATTTCCATTTTTTGTTGCAGTCTATAACAGGATTACTGACAGTTTTTATAATGTACCCTTTGAACATAGGTTTTGTCAAACAAACTTTGCGCCCATATTCGATATCTATTCCAAGCTCTTTGGTTGCTTTTTTACAAGATGAGTATGTCGTAACATTACCGTCGAGATCTGTTACCTCTATTGTATATCCATATTTGGCATGCTGCTGTTGTTCATTAACAGTAAAACCGCTATTAGCAATTCTATCTAGCCTGCTTTGTATTTTAATACTGTATGAATCTCGTTCTTTTTGACTTAACCCATGCAAACTGTGATTAGTTTTTAATGTGTTAGATCTTTTAGTAATATGATCATTTTTTATAAAAATCCAACCGCCTACTGCGTTATTGTTCATATTATAATATAATTTGTTATTTTGAATGTCAGGTATTGTATCTAACCATTTTTGTTCACATTTAAATGTTAAATTTCTATCATCTACAGTAATGTATTCTAATACAATCATGGTAAAATTATCAGGATATTTTTTATATTCTCTTTTAAAGAGTGTACCGGATCCTATATAGTTGTCATTAACTGCACCGAAATGCGACCCTATATATTTTTTACCGTTTTTAATATTTGTCCATTCATAGACGTACCCAAAGTAATCTTGTTTGTATATCATATTGCATACCATCTGTACTAATGAATGTTATTTATCAGCGGCGATTGGTATGCAATTAATGCAATAGTATTAGTGAAATCTATGTTTTTAGTCATATAACAGCATAAGGTATTATGCGCAAAGTATCAACCATTGTCGTCAGAAGTGTCTGATTCTGCTATTTTTGCTTGCTTTGCCATAGCTTCTGCATGCTGTTGTGCCATACGTATCATGTCATGTTCTGTTTGTCTTGTATAGCTGGGAGTAGCACCGTTCATAATCAGGATAT